TTCTGTTCCTGATAGCGTAGCTGGTGTTGGATCAGATCCTAGTTGTCCGACTCCTCAACCTCGAACTATGAATGTTGTGAATAACTCTAATGTTTTTTTCAATAATAAGTTACCAGCATTGTCTGTTGGTAGTAGTACAAGTTTGCAAGGAGTTACTAGACCGTTGACAGGACCGTATCAACATGCTAATATAATCATAGGAAGTAATTTGTAATTTATGGCAAAAGCAAAAGGTGGATGGGGTATTACCCCGACTATTGAAACAACACCTAAAAAGACTCGTCAAGGCACTGGACAACATACTAAGTATTCTGCGACTAGTCGAAATAAAGCAAGGAAAAGATATAGAGGACAAGGAAAGTGACTGAGAACTATATTACGAAAGTGAAGAATCAATTCAAGTCATCCACATATTACGTATTCTGGGGTACTGCTACTTTTGTAGTAGTTGCAGGACAGATTTATGTTGGGACAGGATATCGTCAGATGTCTAAATCATTAGATGCATGGTTTGACAAGACTATCAGCATTATGATACAGAAAAGGTTAATGCAGCAACCTCCAAGACAGACAGGTCCTTATGAAGATAATAGGATGCCTGTAATACAATGAACTGTTGGCACTGCGGAACTGAGTTGATATGGGGTGGGGATAACTCCATGGATGAGTTGAATGATAACGAGGAGTCTGAGTATGACTTCTGGTCTAACTTCACTTGTCCAAAATGTCAAGCGTACGTTGAGGTATTTCATCATAAATGAATCTGATTTGTAATTTGCCTTCTGAGAAGGTGTGGGTACGAAAAGAATATTTGACTGACCATCAAAGTGGATTTGGTGAGTTTGTCGAGGGCGTCTGGGTTGCTTGTAAGAGTATACCTGGTCGTGCTTTTTATTTTGAGACGTATTTACCTGAGTATGGTGCGTTGTATGATAAGTTGCCGATAAGTGCCTTTCTCCGAGCACCGAAAACGCCGACGCCCGATATGAGTCTAGAGAATCTGCAATTTTGGAATTGTATGGATTATGGGGTGATGGCAATTAATAAAGGTTTTATATCTTCTATGGATGCGGAGATACGGACAAGAGACCATGGTCTGATGAAAGGGCAATATATCTTTACTATTGATAACTACCATGCGAACCCTGATGTGATAGATAATAATGTAAGCGAAGTGCCACAAGAGCATAAGAGTCATAATTGTATCCAACTAGAGAATGGACAGTATGCGTTGTATCCTAATAATAGGATGCGTTTGTATGACCTCTCTATCACTCCTCAAGAACCGAAGACACCAGACTTTAAGGTTTCTACCATAGAGTATCAAGTCGAGAACGGGACTGAGTGGGGGCGGTTAGGAGATACCGATGATTATTTCTGGGAAACACCTAAGGAGAAAACAAATGGTAATTAAAGTAGACAAATCTGAAGAATTTAAGAAAAGTGGTAAGAAACTCATCTCTGAGTACGATGCACAAGAATGGTTAGATAAAATTGAGAAGAATGACGAAAGAGAATTGTTTGAGATGAAAAGAAAGAAGGAATTCCTTGACGAGTGCACTAAGTTCAGAAAAGATGGATAAATAAAAGCAGCCCATGCTGTCTTTAAATGCCAGAAGTCTCAACCTTCAAAGATTTGAGTATTACATTCAAAAAACATCCAGTTACTGACGATTTAGTAACTGTGAAGGATAAGTCTGCTGTTGCACAATCAATAAAAGGATTATTACTTACAAGAAGAGGTGAAAGACCATTCCAACCAGACTTGGGAAGTGGTTTACAGAACTTGTTGTTTGAACCATTAGATTATGGTTCTGGAGCATTGATTAAAAAGGAAATTAAAGAAACTCTTAATCAGTACGAACCTAGAATACAAATTACTAACCTTGAATGCTTTCCTGATTCTGCTAACAATGGATATGAGGTATCACTTGAATATTTTATTTTAGGTAGAGAAGACAGACCAGTGGCATTAGATATATTTCTAGAGCGTACACGATAATGCCTTATACTCAGGTTGCCAATTTAGATTTTGATGATATCAAAACTAATCTCAAAGAATATTTGAGAAGTCAGAATGATTTTACTGATTATGATTTTGAAGGGTCTGCATTAGCAACTCTGATAGACACTCTTGCTTATAATACTTACTATACAGCGTTTAATACTAATATGGTAGTCAATGAGTTATTCATTGATTCAGCAACGTTGAGAGACAACGTAGTAGCATTAGCAAAGCAGTTAGGATACAGACCAAAGAGTGCTACATCTCCTACAGCATATATTTCATTTACAATTACATATACCAACGCAACAACTGATAAAGAATTAAATTTAAAAGAAGGAACAGGTTTTATTTCCAACTATGACAATGTAATTTACAATTATGTAACTCTAAGTGATGTAAAAGCACAAGTAATAAACGGTGTTGCAACTTTTGTTAACGTACCAATCAGAGAAGGAACAGTATTGAATAATACTTTTCTTGTTAACACTGCATCTAAGAGTCAAAGATTTATATTAGACAACACAGATATTGATACTAATACAGTTAAAGTTACTGTATATCCTGGTGGTGGCACATTTAATGAACCATATTTGCTTGCTGATAACATTTTAGGTGTTGATGGTAACTCAAAAGTATTCTTTTTAGATGAAATTGAAGATGAGAGATATGAAATATTGATGGGTGATGGTGTTCTAGGTAAAAAATTAGATAATAATACACGTATTGATGTATCATATTTGACAACATCAGGTCCTGCAAGCAATGGAGTCAAAGCATTTGTATTTTCTGGTGTAATAGAGAATGAAAATGGTGTTTCTCCTAATTCATTTACACCTAGTGTAACCTCTGTTACCCCTGCGTCGGGTGGTGAGGAGATAGAAACCACACAAAAGATAAAATATACTGCTCCTAAAGCATATGGCACACAAGACCGTGCAGTGACTGCTAACGACTATGAAGCAATTGTAAGACAAGTATATCCAGCAACAAGCGATATCATTATATTTGGTGGAGAAGATCAAGATCCACCACAATATGGTAAAGTATTCATTTCTTTAAAACCAACTGATGCGAGTTATCTTACATCATTAACTAAATCACAGATTATTTCTGATCTTAAGAAGTATGTAATTGCATCTGTAGAACCACAGATAATAGATCCTTCTATTCTATTTGTTGAAGTGACTAGTAAAATCTATTATAACGGAGGTGTGACAGATCAGACTGCTGCTAATATCAGAGATAAAGTTATTGGTGGAGTACAGTCTTATCTTGATACAAGTGATACTGAGAAGTTTAATGGTAAGTTTAGGTATAGTAAGATGGTAGGTGTGATAGACGATGCTGATGTTAGTATCAATTCTAATCTCACCAGTGTCATGATGAGAAAGGACTTCTATCCACAGTTAAATTCTACATTTTATTACGAAGTATGTTTCCAAAATGCCTTTGATGAGGACTGTGATGATCCTGTATTGTCATCTACTGGTTTTAGGGTAACTGAGTATCCTAATTTTGACGTTTATGTAGAAGATAGAGATAAGAAAATCGTCCTATATAGACTAGATAATGTAACTGGTGAGAAGGTTGTCCTTGACAGCGATATCGGTGACATTGATTATGTAAAAGGTGAGTTGAAGATGTATGCTTTAACAATTATTAAAGGTAGTTTCTTTGATAATCGTATTTCACTAAGAGTAAAACCACTATCAAACGACATCAAGGCAATGCGTGAAGTTTACCTTGACGTTGATGTTCCAAATTCATCCTTCACTGCATATAAAGAGTAAGTAAATGGTTGCTGTAAAAACAAAGAGAATATCTACTCTGATAGAGACACAGCTTCCTGAGTTCATTAGTACAGAATACGAACTTTTTAGTAAGTTTGTAACAAAGTATTATGAAGCACAGGAGGTGCAGGGTGGTACTTTAGATATTATCAACAATATTCAAAAATATGCGGACATTGACTATTATGAAAAGAACTTACTTAGACAGCATGATACTTTGGATGTTAGTATCACTAATACTAGCGACACAATTGTATTACAAGATGCAACGAGTTTTCCAGAGAAAGACGGATATATTAGAATAGATGACGAGATAATATTTTACGCAACTAGAACAGATACCACATTACAAGGTTGTTCTAGAGGTGTTAGTGGTAATACAAAAATTGGTGATCTATACAGTAAAAGTAATTTTGTAAGTACAACTGCTGCAGCACATAATTCTGGTCAAACAGTTTATAATATTAGTAATCTTTTTCTCTATGCATTAGTTAAGAATTTTGAGAAGCAGTATCTAGGTTCATTTCCTGAGAAATATCTTAGAGGTAGTGTTGATAAAAGAACCTTAATAAAGAACATACAGAATTTCTATAAAGCAAAGGGAACTGATAGTTCTGTTAAGTTTGTTTTTAATAGTATTATTGATAAGGACTTTGATCCTCTTGATCGTACTAACTTAGCACAGTTTGAGTGGTTTATAAAATCTGAGTTTGATAACATTGCTATAGATGTTACAAGTCCAAATGGTCAATTCTTAGTTGGTGATGTAATCAAAACTACTACTGCTAGTGGTGAGATTGCTAAGATTGTTAGAAATGATCAAAATGTAATTACAAGAGTATATCTAAGACAAGTATCCAGTACTTTTTCTCTTGGAGATAGTGTTACTGGTACTACAGGATCAACATTTACTGCTAGTACAGTATATACATTCCCTAATGGTATTTTCTACATTAACTTTGGTAAGTTACCACAGTTATTTGGAGATTTTGAATATGGCAAATATTATTTTGCACCAGAGGGAATAAAGATCTTCCAAAACTGGCAAATTATATGGAATCAATCTGACCCTTCTAACTTACCGATGCCTATCCATCCAGATGGTCATCCTATGAAGTTTAGTACCACTAGAGAAGGTACATTACTTGGTGGGCAGTTATACACTAACAGTAAACCTGTTCTTGGTGTTAAGACAAACTATGATAATGAGTTCCAACCAGAATTCATGATGAATGTTGATGAGTCTAACAAGATTTATTATTATTGTGCTTATCATCGTTATATGTCAGGTCTTGACGGTGATGAAGGTTACATGGAGTTGGTTGCTAATACAAGACCAAGAAAAATTGTACAACCTGAGGTATACAAACCAAGAGACTTCACATATAAAGCATCTAATGCAGATTGGATAAATGTATATGCACTTAAGTGTAAAGTTATATCTGGTGATGTAAAAAGTTTAGTAGGAAAGAAAATAGTTCAATCTGATACAGAAGAGTATGACTATGCAGATGCTGTTGTAGACAATGTATATGCAGATGGAACTAGAGATGATGAGGTAATCTATAACATAGTTTTAGCACCAGAGACAGTTAATGGTGTATTTGGTGTCTCAACTAAGACTCAACTTGAGAAAGTATTAACAGGCACTAAGTCTAAAGGAGATAGGATTGATGTATTCTCTACTACTGGTTGGGATAATACAGGATCAGTATTGATTGGTGACGAGACAATTACATTTAGTGATAAGACTGTAGGTCAATTCATTATTGATAATAGATTAGCACAGACTGCTGTACAACATGACGTTGGTACACCAGTATATAAACCAGTCACAATATCAGGATCCAATGTCACACTGTTGACAATGGGTATTGTTTATAATTTACAACCATCAGATCCACAACCATACTCTTTTGTAGGAGATAAGATACAAGTATCTAATCCTGGTTTTGAAACTTCTGATTCTAAAATTGTAAACGTAGGCACAAACCAGACTAGATGGATATTAGGAACTGGTGCAGCAGTTAATGTTCCTACATTATCTGCAGTTGCTACATCATTAGATCAAGTACCAACAAATGTATCTGCTATACTTGCAGATGATCAGTACTATTACATTGCTAGTTCTAGTTTCCCATCACATAAAATTTTAGATGGTTCTACTGTAACACAAACAGTATTGGATCAGAAACTTCTTCGTATTATTAGAAAACAAGCAACTAGAACTACAGAAACATACCCTACACCTAAGAGAGATATTGGTATTGGATTGAATGGAGTTCCTTTCTATGGTTATAAAGATGCAGAAAGTATTAGATATGGTAAGTTAGAACAAATCAAGGTTGATCTTCGTGGAACTGGATATGTAAGACCACCATTTGTACTGATTGATCAAGTACCTAATAAAGCAAGAGCAATATTAGCAGGACAAGTTGTAGAAAGCATAAGTGTAGATACTGCTGATGTATTTCCTAGAACTCCAGATATATTAATTACATCTGGTAGAAATGCTGCTGTTCGTGCTGTAGTAACTGGTGGTAAAGTTACAAGTTTAATACTTGATAATCCTGGCGAGTTTTATTCTTCTCCTCCACAAATTGTAATTAGAGATAATGCTGGTAGAGGTAGATTTGCTGAGTTTGAAGCAGTTGTTAATACTGATGGACAGATTACTGGATTTAATAAGATTGCAGAGGGTAATTTCTATAATCAAAATACTGTAATAGTTGACATAGTTCCAGTGGGCAGTGGTGCAACTGGTATACCTCTTCTAAAAGAATGGAATTTTAACAGATATAAAAAATTAGAGTCTAAACTAGATACAGAAAATGGTTATGTATTTGATAATTACAATAACGTATTAGAGTATGGTTATGGTTATGCTGCAAACCCGAAAGCACTTCGTGTTTCTCTCAGTGATAACATCAACAGTGCTGGAACAGAACCAGCATCTAAATCACACTCACCTATAATTGGTTTTGCATATGATGGTAACCCAATCTATGGTGCGTTTGGTTATGAGGATCCTTTAGATTCTACGTCATCTATCATTAGAATGACATCTAGTTATTCTATCAATGGTAATCGTTCTGAAGGACCTGACTTGACAACCTATCCTATCGGAACTTTTGTCAATGATTACACCTATACCCACAAAAGTGGCACACTAGATGAAAACAATGGAAGATTTTGCACCACCCCAGAATTTCCGCAAGGAACTTATGCTTATTTCATTACTATTGATAGCAATCAAGTACCGCAGTATCCATACATTCTAGGAGAGAACTTTTATTCTCTTCCTGTAGATAGTAATTACAATTCTGATATTAACCAGAATGACATTCCTAAAAAAGCAAGACGTTTTTACCAAGCAGGAATGCCACGTAATGGAGATGGATTCCTTGCACAAATAGAAGAAGTAAAACAAGGTAATGTTGAGAGTGTTAGCGTATTAGATACATCTGCTAACTTCTCTATCAACTCACAGTTATATTTTGACAATACAGGAACACAAGGTTCAGAAGCAGAGGCAATTGTTAGTTCTGTAAAAGGTAAAGATGTATCTTACTTACAATCAAAAGAAAACAAGGTTGTTAAATTAACAATCATCCAAAATGCATACTTATTTGCGGATGACACATTATCACAACCATCATCTGGTGCATCTGGAACTATTGTTGGAACTGTCAAGAATGATAGTACAATTGTACTAAAAAATGTAACTGGTACGTTTGATAATACTGGTACATTCTCTGCTGCAATTAAAACATTTGATATTTTACTAGATCAAAGAAGTTCTTATACAAAAGGTGCTACATTAAGTTTGACTGATGGTATCAATGCACCTATTGCTACTGCTGAAGTATTAGAAGGAACGTCTGCTCAAAACGTAGTCCAGATCAAGGTTTTGACAGGTACATGGATTACTGATAATGCATACTTCTTACAGTCTGATGATTTGTTTAATACATCTGGAACTAGAATTGTAACACTTACATCATTGAGTGATGGACTAGAACCATTTGAAGTAAATCAAAGTGTTGCTCTAATAGAAACTGCGTCTAATCATGGATTAGGTATTGGAGACGATGTAACTATTGATATCAACCCTGATGATGCTACTAAAACAAAAATATATTATATTAGAAAGAGATTATATCAAGAGGCAGTTTTAATACCTCCTAGTGCGAAGACAAATATTAATTTTACAGGAATAGGAAGATATGAAATCCTTAACGGTGGTGCTGATTATACAGCTGGCACTTACACTAGCATTGCTCTTACTGGTGGATCGGGATCTGGAGCAACTGCTACCTTTACTGTATCTTCTGCAGGGGTAGTTTCTGGTATACAGATACAAGATGCTGGTGCAGGATATGCAAGAGGAGATTATCTTGGAGTTGCAGATGAAGATCTAGTAAGATCTGGTGCATCACAATCAACATCAAGATTTACAATCTATGTTGGTCATGTTGGTGTTGCTGCTGGTGCAACAAAAGTTACTGTGGATAACGCACAAGGATTTGCGACAGATGACTTTATACAAATAGGTAAAGAAGTTTTAAAAATTGCTGGTATTAACGGAAATGATATTTCTGTAACTAGAGGACAAGAAGGAACTACAGACGTAGATCATTTTGATGGACAGGAAGTATCTCTTTACAATGCTCAATATAACTTCACAAATAATTATCAAATCTTCAGTGGTTCATTATCAGGTTACATACAATCATATGATCCTGTAACACATAAGATAATTGTTGTATATGATTATGCAACACTAAACACCAATGCAAATAAAGTTGTACTAAGTTCTAGTTTCTTTGATAGTAGTACACCACAAAGATTGGTTGCTGTTAGATCTGCTGAAGACGTAGTATACAAATTTGAATTCTCAGAAGATAATAGTACATTTGTACCTAACCCTAACATAGATCTACAAGAATTTTACAAGTATAAGTTTGATACGTCTCATTCTAGTCTCACTGGGACTTACTTTGATATTAGTCCAAGTAGTAATTACAATTTAATTACAGTAGAGAAGATTGAATCAACTATATTACCTGGCAACGCTGGTGCATTTACAGATGTTAAGTTTGGGTTTGGTTCTAGACTTACCACTAATACATATCAAACAAAAACAGGAACAGATTTTACAAACTTCTATTACTTTGATAATAAGAACGTAGTAAACTCAGGAGGATCATACTTCAAACTTATAACTGATCCT